AAAACTCCTTTCATAAAATCAGCGGCAGGGCTATTGCCCCGCCGCTTTGGTTTAGCATCGACACGGGGCCGACCATTTTGCCATTATCGGCAAAAAGCTACGCTATGCAGTTGTCAGCAGCCGCAACCGGCAAACTGGTTGCAGCAATAGGGGTTCTGCACCGTGTAGGCCGGGATGGGAGAAGGCCGGAGCTGAGACACCAGATAGCTGTTCTGTGCCGCCTGAGATGCGGCCAGCTTCAAGCCCTGATTCTCGCTCTGGAGATCCTGCAGCTTGCTCTGGGTTAGGAAGTCCAAAATGGCGCGGCTGTTGCTGTTGGCATTGTCGATGATGTCCCGGGTGGCGTTCTGCACCGTGTTCCGGGTATCACAAGCCTGCGCCGCCATATCATAGCGCACGCCCTCGATGCTGCGCTGGGTGTTGCAGCAGCACTCGGCGGCCTGCATCTGCATGGCAGTCAGCTGCTGCATGAGTGCCGCCTGCTGGTTGGCGCGGGAAAGCTCGGCCTGTGCAAAGCCGTTTGCCATCGCCATGTTGGTGCCGTTGACAAGCTGCGCCTGCTGGTAAAATCCGTCGCAAAGACCCTGATTTACACTGTCGATCTTGCGCTCGACATTGGCAAAGTCAGAGGTCAACACATAGCCGTCGACCACGCCGCCACCATTGCCGCCGTTGTTGCCCCAGCCGTTGCCGCCCCAGCCGCAAAAAACAAACAAAAACAGGATAATGATCCACCATGCACCGTCACCGCCCCAGCCAAAGCCGTTTCCGCTGCCGGAGGTGTTGGCGGGAGCCACAGGCATGGTCATCGTCGGCATACCGTCAGATAGAGACATAATATCTCTCCTTTCAAAATTTTATCAATCAAATCGTGGCCACGATTTTGATTACCGCAAAAAGCTCTCAAATTGCTTTGCCATTGCCTGCAGCTGGTTCAGCTGCTGCTGGCTCATTTTCCCGCTCTGCAGCAACTTCTGTACCTCCTGTTGCGGGTCGCCCTGAAAGCCTGCCTTGAACTGTTGAAACTGCTGCATCATCCGCTGGAACTGCCCCATGGGGCCGGGCATCTGCCCGCCAAGGGCCTGAAATAAGGGATTAGCCATTCTGCTCCTCCTTCTCCTTCTTCAGCGCCGCCACTTGGGCGGCCAGGGCGTCAAACTCGCTCCTTGGCACATACTCCACCGCTGGGGCTTGTGGTGCTCTGGTGACTGCCGTGCGCTCGGTGTAATCCAGGATACGCATCGATGGCATCCCCGCTGCGTCCACCGACTTGATGTACACCGTCTGGTTCTCGCTGTCCCACAGGGGCACCGTGTTTCCGTTGGCCACCATGTAGCTCTTGGCACCGGTCTCCCCCTGCACCCAGATCATCCCCTGTTGCGGGGCCGGTGCTGGCGGCTGAAACTGCTGGCGCATCTGCATCAGATTGTCCTGCATAGGCGGTGCGTAATAGGGATTTTGCCAGCCGTAAGGTGTGTATGCCATGTCAATCATCCTCCTTGACCCAGTAATATAAGATTGTCTCATTGCTGCTGTCCCAGCTGTCCCAAATTACCCCGTCCTGTACGCAGACTACGTGGCCGGACAGCGCCAAAATATACGTCCCTGCCGAGTGCTGCTCCGCAAATTGGCCCACTGTGTAGCAATCCGGGCAGGTGTCCGGCACGATGTACCGCTTGTACCCGATGCTGTGGAGATACCGCCCCCAGCAGGCGTTGGCGGAGGGCATATCACCGTCAAGATACCCTTGGATGCACAATCGCAGATACGTCTCGCCCCAGTCCTTGCCGGTGGCCTTTACGATTGCCCGCACGGTGCAATCCCCCACATTTTTCCCGCAGGGGTTGGGGTTGAAATACTTATACATATTCCCGGCGGTCATCGTAGAGCAATTCGTTTGCTCTTACCAATTCAGCCAGCCCTTCTTCATCATCCTGTGCCGCGTATTTATAACAAATATCTGTGGCGCTGGATTCGCTCATTCCGCACGCCCGCAGATGGTCAATGTATTCTCTACCATTTGTAATCACGGAGAACCCCTCCCTTGCTCTGCTTTCATAGTAAGCCAAAAACCTCCATTAAAAGTCGCAGGCAAACGTAAGAAAAGTGCGCAAAAAAGACGCGGTTCAATTTGAACCGCGTCTCTCAACGTGTAGTATAGATTTCGTCTTGCAATTTTCGGTAAGCAGAGCGCCGTAGCCGCTTTACGGTGTCCACGCTCACATGCAGCCGCTCCGCCGTTTGGAGGCAGCTCTGGCCGTGAACATCCACCGCCAGCACCGCTGTTTCCTCATCAGGCGGAAGCCCTACCAGCCGGACGGCCTGCACCGCCCTGGCCGGGGCCATCGATGACAACAGCGCCCGGATCTCTCGGTTTGTTTTTTCCATGGGTTCCCCAGACTTGCAGAGCGCGTTCCCGCGTGGATGTTGCCATCTTCTGGCCCTCCTTTCAGATGTTTAGCCTGCCCAGTCGGCCTTGGCCTCTCTCACGTCGATATGACAAAAGCTGTCATAAACCCCCACGCCGCCCCAATCGGGCATCAGCGTCCGGGCGAAGGTCGCCACCTCTGCCGGGGCATGGCCCTTGATGGAGATGTCCGCCGCCATGCCATAGCAGTGCTGGCTGTGGGCCGCACCGTTCACCTTGGCATTGTACTGCGGCGTGCGGTAGCCGCTGTGAATGACCACCGGAGCGCCGAAGTGGGCGCGGATGGTTTCCAGCACCATTACCAGCCGGGGAGCCACCAAAACAGCGTCAGACCCGTCTCCACACGCGAACTCCCGCACCTTGAAATGGGCGGAGAGCTGCTTGCCCCCGGAGGCGGCTTTGCTGTAAGCGTGGATCTCAACCATGGTTATCCCCCCAGATCTGATACAGCGCCCGGACCATGTCGGCTCGGGTCACCGTGTCACCGGCGTTGGCGTCCGTCAGCAGGCGGTGAGACTTGCCCCATACGAGGGCTTGATCTTCCGGTTTTGCCGACCGCTCCCAGAACAACAGCAGCGTGGGCACCTTTCGGCTGCTGATCACCTTCCCCCCGGGGAAAATGCCCTGGGTTGAGCCGCCACCGTCCAGCATGAGGGCATCCACCACGCCCAGACCCAGCAGTTTGTTCTGGAGCTGCTCACGGGTCAGGCTGGCCTTGTCGCACCACAGGCATACCTTGCCGTTGGGCATCCAGCCCACCGCCGTCCGGGCAGCAGGCCGGGCCACGTCGGCGGTCAGGCCCCGGTAGAGCTTGGACCCGCCCTTGAGGATCGGGACACCGGAGAGGAAAGATCCTCCCCGGTCCGTCAGCATCTGCGGCTTGCCGTCACTGCCAATGGACACGCCCCAGTCCTGGTATTTGTCCCGGCTGATGACCTTGCCGTCGATTACCGTCCAGCCCACCGGCTGAAACTTGCCGTTAAACAAGTAGCCGTTGATGATGTGGGTGCAGCCGGTCTTGGCTTTGATCTGCGCCGGGGACAGCTTGCCGGTGTTGTGGTAGATCTGCGCACGGGCGCAGTCGAACGTATCAACCATTGACTCTCACAGCCTTCTCAGGATGGCCGCCCTCGTCGAAGGTGATGCGGTAATGGCCCTCGGGCACCCAGACCTCCTCCTCGGTGTTGGCCTTGGCGGGGTTGAACTTCATGTAGTCGTGGAGGTGCTTCACGTCCTCCGGCTCGGTCTCCGCAGGGATGAAGCCCTCCCGCATTTCGTCCTCGGTCCAACCGGCCACGCCGCCGTCAGGATTCAGGTGGAAGGTGGCCCCCGCCTCCTTCAGCTTGGTGTTGATAACCTCGATGCTCTCGCCGTTCTTCTTGCCCTCGTTGATGATGTTCTCGTAGATCTTGTTCATAATATGTCCCCTTTCAAATTTTCGGTTGAATTCTCAACCGTTTTTATCTTCTGCCACCCGCTGCGTTCCGAAATAGAACGCGATCACAGTGGTAAAGATCGTCAGAAATTCCGTCCCGGAAATGTCACCCCGCAGGGCCAGCACCGCGAACACCACCGTCAAAGCGATGGTCACAAGGCTTTTTACCGCAAGCAGATTTGCCAGCCGCTTTTTCAGATTTTCCATAGTTTTACTCCTTTCTCAGCGGTAGGTCCTCCACCTCCGCCATAATCGTATTGAGATGCCCGTTGCCCCCCAGCGCCTTGTACGCACGGTGCATTTCTCCCAAGGCTTCTTTGTCCGACAGGCTGATGGAGCCAGCCGCGATGTACGCCTGCCCCAAATGCCGGACGCGATCCACCATGAGAACCTTTAAAGCCTCCACGATGGCATCGCTTTTGTCATCCTTAGTCCATTTCCGCTGTAAAATGGCGAGGATGATGGCAGTCACACCGGAGCCGGTGGCAGCGGTCAGAACGATTTGTAAAATTTCCATTTTTAACTCCTTAAAAGTTGCAGTTTTAAGGCCCAAATTTCGCCAAATTCCGACACGGCCTTTGTGGTATCATCCCCTCAAAGGAGGTGGTCAACATGCCCGAAGCACAGCGCCAAGCCTATGAAGAACTCTACTACATGACTGTGGAGCTGCTGGACGAGCTGGACGAACTCAAGAAAAAGATCGTCGCCCAGCAGGCCGCGTCGGAAGCATTGTGGGACCTGCCGGAGGATTGACCTCCGGCTTTTTCCCGTTACTTTACCCCCTTTAGGAGCAGGGTGGTTTTGTCAAACAGGGCAGTTTTGGGGAGGATAAGGGCGGGGCGGATGCCGTACGAGCTGTATGCGTAATAGTAGTAGTAGCCGCCGTCGGAGTCGACGTGCCACACGCGGCTGGAGTAGCTGGTTTTCGGGGAGCGGAGCCACCAGTAGGCGGCCGAGCCGTTCAGGTTCGCAATACGCTTGTTGTTTGCAGACGAACCGGTTCCAGACTCGAAGTAGGACAGCTTTGCACCGTCCACCGGGAAGTAATCGTCGTCGCTGGTCGTCCAGCCAACTTCGTAGCCACTCAAAAGGAATACCTTGCAGGGCAGCCCATTCGCACCGCTCTGGTCAGTGCCACCGGAGCCACCGACACTCCGATACGGTATCTTCACCTGCTTGATGGTCGCTTGTTCCACACTTCCTAAACTATTGAAAAAGTCCCCGTTCAGCCATGTGTTGATCGCGCTGCTTCCATACTTGTTTACGTTGTTGGGGTCCCACTGCCTGTTGCTGTGAATATCCTTCCTCAACAGCCACGTTCCGTCACAGGAATCATCATACAGCGAGCTCCCGGACGGCTTGCCCTGGTTGACCACCAGATACTCCACCGCCACGCCGCCCTCCATCAGCTTGACAACCGACCCCACGGCAATGTCTTGCGCCAAAATCCCCGTGCTGGGCGCTTTCAGCAGCGGCACAATGCCGCTCATAATCACTTTGCCCATCATGCCACCTCGCTTCCTGTAAAGACCCCGGTCCCCGCGTTGCCGTAGAACTGCCTGCCCACTAAGTCATACAGCCCCACCGCTCCGGATGCGTTGATACAAGGGATATAGTCGCGCAGGAGGGTGTCTCCATCAAAAATCCTGCAATAATAGAGCGCCATCGTTGTTTTTTCCTGAATCCCCCCGGCGCGGTTATTTGCAAACAGAACCAAATTGTATGGAATAGAAAATGTCGAAGCCCCCATAGTCAGAACAGTTGATCCATCCACAGAGATAATGTTTTTGTTAAAATCAACCTCATGCGGAGATCCGTTATTCAACCCGGAAATCGTTCCGGTTTCTTTTCCGTAATGGGTAAATCCAACGCCAAGCGCAAAGCCATCATCAGTCCAGCTAAGATCTGCCCCGAACATCGTATAGCTGCCGGTTTCTGACGTAGATAACTTCACAACAACACGCATATTTTGGTTTGGTTTTAAGCCTGAATCAATGTACTGCGTTCCGCTACTTTGGATATACGCCAGTTCTGTGTAGCCAGAGGGCAGCAAAGACGGTTTTTTGTGCACACTGCCCTTCCGCATAAACAAACAATGTCACATTACACCACCCCCTTGGAAGCAGAAGTCAAAAGATATGCAATACACATCATTCGCACTGATATGGTCGGCGAGGCCGCTGTTGCCGACCGCGCAGAAACTCGTGTAGTTGCCAATGTATGGAGAGCGCTGCCACCAGTAGTTCGCGCTACCGTTGTAATTCTTCACCTTGCTGTTGCCCACCTTGTAATAGTCATACTGCGTTCCCTCACCACTTACAGAATAGGTGATGTTGCCAAAAATCTCGATCTCGCTCAGCAGAAACAGCTTGTCCGCCGTGGTGTTGATGGTGGCGCTCTTGCTGCCCGCCGAGGTCAGCTTATTCACCTCCCGGATGCCGTTCTGCACCTCCGTAGGCATCAGGGCGAGAATGGCAGGCAGGTCCGTCTGCCGCATGGAACAGCTCGTCCAGCCGCCTCTGTTGGTGTTGCCACCGTTCATCATATTTCTGTCCGCGTAGCAGTCATGCAGCTGGAAGGTCAGGGGAGCTTTCCCGGAGCCATCAGCATAATCGTCATGATTCTTGCCGATAATGTCGATAACGTAATCTGCCCCGTTAATCGTCATGGCTTTCTGGTTCCCAACTACCCACGTCTCCGGCACTTTGTTTTTGTGGCAGGCATCAATGATCTGCGCCCACGTATTGTCCGCAAAATTCGCCTTGTACGTCACCGGCGCTTTCATCCCCGGATTTCCACCTGCCACTGTTACCCGGCCCATCAGCTCACCTCCGCAACAATGGGGATTGCAACCGTGTTGGCGTCCCCGAAGATCGTGAATTTGATGCCGCCGTCATAGGTCTCGGCGTAGCCGTTGGTGATATAGGTCAGGTACTGGTTTTCCGCCTCCACAAAGGCCGCGTAATCGTCGGAGGTTCCGGCCCCCGTGTAAACGTGGTCTACCGTGGCGGTGTTGGCGGCCTTGACCCCGGCAATGGCAACCGTCTGCGTCTTGACGCCGGTGTTTTCATCCTCCACCCACGCAGTTCCGATGGTGGCGGTGTAGGTTTTGATGGAACCCATGGAGCCGGTGACTTTTTCCCCGGCTGCGTTGTGGGCGGTGGCACCGGAGAGCAGATTCTCCGGGGTCACGGTGTCCTGGGTCAGATCCAGCTTCGTCTCACCGTTTACCTCGACCTTATTGACCGCCATACCATCACGCTCCCACCGCCAACGTCTGGCCACCCGCCGCGTTGTCCGTGTAAGTGATAGGGATAGCCGCCACGGTCACCTGGGCCAGATAGTCATACTCCGCATCCGGGGTGATGACCTGCTGGGCCATAGTGGGGGTGACGTTCTTGTTGGCCTGGGCCTTGACGGCCTCGCCGCCATAAGTACCCTCTACGCCAAGGATGGACACGCCCTGCTTGATGTTGCCGGGAATGATCTTTGCCTGTTCGTCCGCGTCGATCTGGGCCTTGCCGGAGCCGTCATGAAAGCCCATGGGAATAGCGGGGGTTTCTGTTTTCACGGCAATGGTTAGGGTTTTGCTGCCCTGGTTGGGCATGGTGCCGGTAATCTTAACACCGCGAGCATAGGCGGTTTTACTGTCCAGCAGTTCCGCCGCGGCCGCTGTGGCGTCCTGAGTGTCGGCGTCGTTGGTATTGGTGCCCACGATGGGGGCACCGCTCTTGTCGTGGGCTGTGACGTTCTTTTTCAGGTCCTCCGGGGCAATGGTGTCCCCGGTGAGGTCCAGCTTGACGTCATTGCCGATGATGACCTTGTTGATGTACTTATCCGCCATAATATTCGTCTCCCATAATCAATGTATTTCCCCCGGCCTCGTTGGACACCTCGAATTGGGGGATTTTTAAGACCGTCACATCGTCCGCCATGGACTTGTCCTTTGTTTCCAGCACCACCGGGCCGTATATCTTGGGCGTCACCTGATACGCCCCGGTGTATGGGTCTCCCTTTCCCGCGACGATGGACACGGCAAAAGAGATCTCAAGGGCCTCGCGCGGCTGCAGCTCAAAGGTAAGCATCACAGCACCGCCTTACTGATTGCCCCGGCCACTTCCACCATCTGGATCATGGAGCCGACCACGTCCCCGCCGGTAAATTTCACCCGGACCTGCATGGGGCACACCGGGGGAAGCTTGAAGGTCTCCGTCTGGGTGACCGGGAAGTGGAATTTCCCGTCCGAATAGGTGACCTCCTCCGGATAAGACCGGGTCAGGTTCAGCAGAGTGACCTCCACCTTCTCCACGGTGTCGATCGGGATCGCTTCGCCCAGGTTTTTGATCGTGATATCGATGCTGTACGCATCACCCTGTACCATCAGGACGTCACCTCCGTGGCGCTGACGGTGCCGGTATCGTCTACCGTCAGCTTGAATTTCTTCGTGCTTCCCGCCGTGGAGGATGGGATGATGATCTTCCCATCGTCCACGCGCTTCAGCAGCTCGTCTGTTTTTTCGCCTGTAAAAATCATGGTGTAATAATCGTTCGGCATAACGCACCTCCTTATACGATCATTCTGCGGTCGAGGGCGTCCAGCAGCCACTTTTGTTCGGATGTGACCAATGGGCCTGTGTGGCTTTTACTGATAAGACCATAGTACAAAATGGCGTATCCGTCTGAGCCGTGGGAGCCCTTGCTTCCTTGGCCTGGTGTTCCTCCGGATAGCCCATACATTCTTCCGCCCGCGCTGGCTGCGGCGTCTCCGGTGATTGCTACGTAGCCACCGCCACCGCCACCGCCGCCACCGCCGCCGTTGCCACCATTGCCACCGCTCCCACGCTTAGTGGGTGCGTCCGGCGCAGCAGCATTCGCACCGGCAGCATCGCTGGCGTTTGCCCCCTGTGCAGCCCCGCCGCCACCGCTTCCGAGGTTGCCATAGGTTGTTCGTGCACGGATGGTCTTGTACTTATGCGTATTTGTAACCGTAGTAACAGTGACATTTGGCTTGGAGGCCACGCCCTTTCTGTACTGTGTGTAGTTAGAATCAGAAGACACTAATCTATATGCCGTGCCGTCAGCAAACGAACTGGCCGTGCCGCCAATCGTCTTTTCACGACCCAGGAAAGTGACGTAGCCGTCTTTGTCCGTGGAAATATCTTCCCTGCCGGTGAATGTGCCATACTGACCTGTAGAAGAGTTTGTACTTTGCGTGTATCCATCCGCTACCTTATCAGTGTTGGTATAATCCTCCAGTCTGGCCGAGGTTCCATGGGCACCCGTAAATTCTCCAACATTTCCACCAGAGGAAGCATCAGCGGTGGTCGTCTGTGCATTGCCGCCCGCTGCGCCATCGGTTCCAGAAACGCCAGGAACAGAGTATACGTCCCCCGTAGTGGGGTCTGTGTATCCGGCAGCCATAACGGCCCCCTGTGCGCTGCTAATGACTTCTCCATTCAGCGTAATGGTCGTTTCTTTTTGACCAGCGTTCAGGCCAATATGGATGTGCAACACATCCCCGGGGGAGACCTCCAGATCAATAGGTAGAACTTTTCCGCCCCGGCCCCCGAGGCCGCCCTTACCACCGGCTCCGCCTTTTCCCTGTGTGCCTACGGAAGTTCCCGTTTCACCGGAATTTATCCGGGCGGTTCCGCCGTCAGTTCCGGCCTCGCCATTTGCTCCGGCCAGTCCATCGTCACCGGCAGAGCCAAGCACCGCATGGATTGACGTGGTCCCTTCCGGCACTACAATTTCAGTGTCCTCAAAGATTTCCTGGCGAACATCATAATATTGGCTCGTATCCGGCTGCGCCGGGGTGAATCCAACTAACGCCTCCATGTTGCTTTTCAGCGTTGCGCTCATCGTCGTATCAAGAGACCGGATGCAGGCGGAAACCATCTTCTTATCGTAAGGGTGATACACGCTTACCACATGGCCCGGTTTCTCGTGCCCGCTTACAATGTCATTGGTGATAGTTTCGCGGCATCGGTAATAGTCTGCAAGGCGCTTCGCCACGGCGTAGGAGTTTACCAGAGATACCAGTGTGGCATCCGTAACCGACTTCACGTTTTCCGCCGCGCCTACCGTCACGGGCTGAGTGATTAAGCGGGTGTTGTGGATATACGCCTTTCCGGTCAGTGCGCCAGTTCCTGCGGAAATCTTTGCGTAGTTCGCGCCGCTTTCCAGAATGGTAAAGCCGGTTGCGGAGAGGGAGTGCATCGGCTCAGAGAATGTGATGATATCGCCATTCTGCGCCGTGCCGGAGAATAGCTCTTTTACCTCCGTTCCCGCAACGTATTGATGCTCCGTTACCGTAACGGCAGAGATAGGTGAATCGTATTTCACGGTTCCCCCGATGTAAGATCGGTCGACATCAATCAACGATGCCGTACCGTCCCACAATGGTTCAATTCTCAAAACACCGTTCAGGTCTGTGCGGAGATAGGCCCCAATGGCAAAAAGCACTTGTGCGAGGTTGTCTCGTGCAGAGCGTTCTTTCCCATCCGCATAAGGAAGCCAGCCGTAAAGTTTAACTCCGGCATATACACTTTTTATCAGCGAAGGGATGTTGCCGCAGATTTCTTTTACAACCTCTTCCACGGTCTGGCCTGTGTAAATGCCGCCAGTATGCACCATGCCGGTAAGCGCGCCCATAGGGGACCGCCCTGTAAGTTGATAAGTGACAGGCCCGATACGAGAAACGCCACTGCTCACAAATCTTGCTTTGATTTCGCCGCCTCTGTAAACAACAATGGGGGTGTTATTGGGGAGCGCAGAAAGCTGTGCGCCTATTGTTTTAGTGCAAACCTCTACGCTGACCGTATCAAACGAAAGGCTGCTTTCATCCAATGCAACTTCTTGAAAAGATGAGCAGTAGTCTAAGCGCATATCATCCTTAGATGCATCGCGGTCGAACTGGTAAGGGCCGATCATGATATAATCCATAAGCCCTCCTTACCGCGTGATTTGCGGTGCGATTGGGATGAAATGGATTTCAATTTCACCCCAATAATTGATTCCATTTTCAACCTTTTCGATATCGTGTGACGCGCTGGTGTAGTACGCACGATAGGAAATAGTTGTGTTGCCGTCCGCAGCTTCAAGCAAAACGGAATCGTCAATGGAATGGGCTTTGAGATAGTTCCAGAACGCATCGTAGCTTTTGTAATCGTCCCCCCTGCGGAAAACGGTCACCTTATGCCCAATGTACGTTCCCAGAACATCCCGGATCATCCGTCCTGTGTCTTTCGATCTCCCAGCGTTCTCCCCATCGAGAACGTTGAAATTCTCGTTGTACTTGGAGATCGCGACATTCACATCAAATGAAGTCCCGTTAATTTTGATGTAATTCATATGCACCGCCTTTAGGTCACTTTAATGCCGACGCGCTGCGTCTGGTCTTTGTTCAGTTTGAAGATGATACGGCCCAATTCCTGTTCGCCGATCTTGAGAATTGCCGTCTGATTGCCGCCGCCATACTGCGCCATGCCACGGGCTACCGCTGCCTCGATGGCAGATTCAGGAGTTTCAATGTTGTTCCCCTGTTTCTGGTCGCCCAGCACCGCCAAAAACTCACGATTCGGGGGAATCACTGCGCCGGTCGCCAAACGGGGAACGGATGCGGGGCTAATTGCAGGCATAGCGGACCGTGCCGCCGGATTCCCGCCAGAAACAGATTTCGTAGAATTAAACCCGCCTGCTTTTGCAGCGATACCAACGCCAAGCAGCGCCGCACCCGCTAAAAGCATGGGAACGTTCAGCGTCATTGCACCAATGGCAACAAGAGCGATGCCCAGTAAAAGCATTGCCGTAGACACCCATCCAGAAACTTCATTCAGATGCAAGGTTTCAACCCAGCTCTGAAATTTGTTTGTGGTTGTGCCTATCGCGAAACCGCTCACAAGCAAAGCAGCGCCAGCCAAAAGCATAAAGATATTCATGGTCATTGCGCCAAATGCAATAAGGGCAATTCCTGCAAGCATAAGGGCAACAGATACCCAGCCAACAACCTTATTCAAACCGAGTGTTTCAACCCAGTTCTTGAGGTGGCCCTCATTTATTGCTGCAGTTATTCCCATGCCAAGAATGCCAAGTCCAACTGCCAAAAGAATCGGGTTCGCCGTAGCCGCCGCAAATGCGACCAATGCAATACCGCCAAGAAGAAGCGCAACAGATATCCACTGTGCAACGGAGGTCAGTTTTAACTTCTCCCACCATGCCTCAAGCCTTTCTTGCCCAATGACTTCTGCCGCAATGCCAAACCCTAATAGCGCCGCACCCGCAAGTACGATCACGATGTTTACCATTGCCGCGCCGATGGCAATCATAGCGATTCCGGCGATTTGCATAGCCGCCGTTACGTAGCCAAAAGCCGAATCTAATTTGAGCGCGCTTGCCCAGTCTGTAAACGTTCCGCTTTTTACGCCAACATAAATGCCAGTAGCTATTAAAGCAATTCCGGAAACCACCATTAGAATATTACCGGTAGCCGCACCAATGGCGATTAACGCAAAGCCAGCGATCAACAATGCTGCCGTAATAAAAGATGCGGCGCGATTAAGCCCAAGCGTTTCTGCCCAATCATCCATCATTCCGCTGTTTTTTGCATAAAGAACGGCAAGGCCAATCAGCAAAAGTCCAGCAATCACAAGGAGGATGTTTCCCGTTGCCGCGCCGATGGCGACCATTGCAATGCCTGCAAGGATCACAGCTGTCACAATAAATTCCGCAACATTATTGAGACCAAGTGTATCCACCCAGGATTGCAAAACTCCGGTTTCCTCTGCGACAAAAAGCCCAGCGCCAATGAGAAGCAGTCCCGTTATAACCATCTTAATGCTTCCAACCGATGCACCAATTGCGATAAATGCAATACCCGCTAAGATCAAAGCGGTTGCAACCTTTTCCGCTGCGCTTCCAAGCATTTTATCGAGCCAATTCTCGTTTTCAGAAAAATTAAAATCCGGTTCTGTTTTGTCCTTATTGTCTCCACCTAATTTGTTAATCTCATCAAACGAGGCAAGCGCTTTGCCCGCCTTTTTTGCTGATTTGCCCGTTTCGTTTAAAGCGTCTGATTCTTTGTAGAGGTTCTCCGCTTCTTTCTTTGTTTGGTCAATCGTTGACCCAAACAAAACAGCTGTAACTTTTGCCATAGCAGTTACAAATTGGGTTAGCAAATTCACGAATGATGTAAACGCCGGAAGCAAAACATTTACAAACGGCTGTGCGAGTGTTAGCAAAGCACCTTTTAATCGCGATATCGCTTTTGTGGCCTGATCGTTGGTTTTAACCGCCTTCCCGAGCCACTCGCGCACGGAACGGAGTCCTTGCACAATTAAGCCAAACACAAACACGCGGCGGACAAGCCCTTTTACTCTGCGAGAAAATCGGTCCATATATTTATCTGCTTTTTTGCTTGCAGCGGCCAGCGCAGTAGAACTCTTACTTGTGCCAGCAATCTGCGCAGAAAGTTCTCCCGCCCGGTTACTCATTCGTTCAAGGCTTCTGGTATCTTTGGCAATGGACGCATCTACAGCCTCAACCCTTTTTTGCACACCATTCCATTCTTTTTGCAGCGTTGCCACGGTTTGTTCCTGGTCTTTAATCGCACTTGATGTAAAAAATTCGTTCCCGCTTTTCATTTGCGACAGCTTAGATTTAGCTTCATCGAGATTTGCGGCGATCTGCCTTGATTGCTCCACGAGTGGCATTGCCTGCTGCTTTTTATCGCTTATTTTTTCATTGAGCGAATCTATTTTTTTAGTAAGTCGGTTTAGTTCGTTTTGTGCCTGTTTATCATCGACATCAGCTTTTATGACAATGGAACCGTCTGCCGCCATTAAATCGCCTCGCTTTCTGCGTGACATTATGGATTAAATGTGATATATATAGAGCGTAAGGAGGGATAAACGTGAAATCAAGAATTATAATGCTATTGCTCGTTGTTTTTTCGGTTTCAATTTGTTCTGGGTGTGCTTCTGAGCCAAGCGAGTCAAAGATCCCAATTGCAGAATCAAAAGATGTCATCGTGCCAAAAGACCCAAACACATACGAAGATGTAAACTCAATTTTCGCCGCTGCGTTCCCAGATCGGGAAATCCAAACATCAAACATGACAAACTGGTTAGAAACTCACGTCACGTGCGATGGATATAGCGCAGACGAAATGCCTGTTGGATGGGACGATATGACGCAGCTCCTGTGTGACGCCACCGTGTCTGCTTGCAATGAAATTTTCGAAAAAGACTATGGTACGCAGAACATTTGCAGCCAATTATTAACTGAGTCTGGTGATATTTTAGTTACTGTTTACAATGGTCAAGTAAAATACAATGCATTTGACAAAAAAGAAACAGATAACTCCAACAAGAAAAGTAAAGGAACAATTACCCAGCACGAATTTGATATGATAACACCGGGCATGACATACTCTCAAGTTGTCGAAATAATCGGCGGTGAGGGAGACTTGTATACCGAGATTGGAAGTTCTGGTAGCATTATCGGTGTCTACAAAAATTACGTCTGGTATGGAGAAGGTATATTCCCCGGTAGAGCAGTTCTTTCTTTTGACGATTACGTTCTTTACAGCAAAATATCTTATGGTCTCACATGACCCACGCCGCCCTCTCCGGAGGGCGGTTTTCATATCCACTTGCTGATAACGTCCTCGTCCTGTTCCGTATACTGCCGCTTGAAGTCAACCAGGTGCCGGTTCTGCTTGTAAAACTCCTGTTCGCTTTTATCCAGTTTCTTCCCCTTTGCCTTTTTATTGCGGATTCCCACAACCTGGGCAAAAGTGCAATCCCCGATTTCCTGATATGCGGATACCCACGTCCACCAGTGCAGATACTCAACGGATCTGACTTCTTGTCCCAGAACGCGGTTGACTGGGGCAACGATCAGAGGGAAGTCCTGCTGCCAGTCCATCAGCTTTGGCCCACGCTTTTCCTCATGCTGCTCTTCGCCGCAGTTGATGAATTTTGCGCATTGCTTGATCGCTTCCTCGTAGTCGCTCTGCGGCATTTCCGCGAAGTCTGGATAGAAAATGTCAAGCATGGCCTCGGCCTTTTCTTCCTCCGACAACTCAGCGTCAGACAGTGCCTCAATGATCGTTAGGATATCGCGATAGTCAGAGCGTATCTGGTACTCAGTGCCGTTTACCTCTACGGCAGTCGGCAGATCGTACCTCATTTGTGGTACTTCTTCGTATACTTGCTCACGCGGGGGTTGGTGGCTTTCTGCTCACGGGCAAAGGTGGTGTCAACCTCATCCATGATGGCAAGCATCAGGTTCGACCACACAGGCAGGCCGTCCGCCAGCGCATATACGTTCATCTCGCCAAACAGGGCAGAGCAAATGTCAAAGCCGAACACATCGTTGATGATCTCGCGCATTTCCTCGTCCATCTTCCGGGCGGTTTCAAAAACTTCCCGCTTGTTGGCAGTCTTTTCCACCTCTGCCTTGTACGCATCCTGCTTCTTGTCGAGGATGTCAAAGGCGTTAAACAGCTTTTCCACAAAAGCGCTGTCGGTGGGGTTAAAGGAGAATTCGCATTTTCCGTTGATGTTGTAGGTAACTAAACCGGTATCGAAAATCAGGTCTTTCATAATAGCCTCCGAAATTGGGGCGGGTTTGCGCCCGCCCCTTTGTTTTTAAGCCCCTGCCGTAAAGGTCACGCCACTGGTATCTTTGGTAATGGTGCCCAGCGTACGATTGCCGCCGTAGGTGATCTCACTCGTGATGTTGAGCGTACCGCCACCGTCGCCGCCGATGCCCGTCACGGCAATAGCACAGGAATCATACCGCTCGGCAAACTTCGCCTCGCCGGACGTAGCGTAGAAGTGTCCAATCATCATATCCTGATTGGCAAGAGCCTGCGCGTCATGATCCTTGACGGCAAGGTTCCACATCTTCACCGCAGCAGCGTCACCAGAATCCATAGGGATGGGATCAAAAGTCTGGGAAATAACGGGCTTCTTCATGGTGGTGAAGGTGTTGCCCAGGATGTCCTGTTTGCTCTCCTGCCCCCAGTCCATCTCTTCGCTGGAATCCTCCACGCGCTTACCGATGGCGCTCCAAGTGGGAGCTTCCTTAGAGCCGGTATTCAGATACGCGATCAAAAGCTCGCGGTCAATGGTCTGACCTTCGGGCGTCGCAAAAGTTAAATCTGCCATTATACATTCACCTCGTAAATCAGTTTTAGCGGGACCATGTAGTCCTCGTATTGGTCGCTTGTCGCGCCGAGATACGATGCAAACGCAGACGTCTCAACGCGGAGGGCGCGCCTGCCCTCTCCAATGTCCGGTCGCTGCATCTGCGCCCAGTCCGCGAATTTGTTTAAAGCCTCAACCGCCTTCAAGCGTGTATCGTCGCTCTTGCCGGGTGGTGCGATCTGGTAATGGATTTCGAACGAATACTCCGCCTGATATCCACCGCAGATATACTTCTTGGTGATAACGGCCCCCTGAACGGAGGAAAGCGCCATACCTACCGTTTTCGCCGCGAAATACTCGTATTTGATCAGATCCACATTCTCCGGGATACCGGGAAAGCGGTTTGCCCAAATCAGCATCAGGCGGTCAAGATCTGCTTTTTCGCTGCTGGATGCCAGCATCACAGGTTTTTCTTTAGAGATCATGCTTCACCGCCTTTTCTGCTACACGCACCCACTTTTTCATGTTCTGAGCCTTGGACGCCTCGAACCAATGGGAGCGGGTTCCCGGTCTGTGGAAAATCAAATCCTTTTCTGGCACTGCCGGAACCTTTGTAACTCCTTTCCGCGCATAAGCGCTTCCGGTCAGCGGGTCAACGTACAGTTTGCCGTAGTACAGATATCTGGCATACGGCCCTGGATAAACAACCGTGTTTCCCGTTACCCTTGTACGCGTCCTAAGAGAGCCTGTGAGCATAGGCACAAACGGAGCGGTATCTTTGGCGACCTGCACCGCCAGAACGTGTTCTGCGCGATCACAGCCCTTGGAAACGGCCTCTTTTACAGCGTCCATGCCGTCCGTCTGAACGGAAAATTTCAACGCCATATCACACGCCTCCGACCTGCCAGTGCTGCATATCAACGCTGCCGAAATCCTTTTCGTCAACCTTGGTCACGGTGTAGCAGTTGTCTTGAGCCAGCGCCACGGTTTCGTTATCCGTCACAAACTCGCCTTTGATGAAAAACGTTGTCCCGCCGTTGCCTTTGACAGAAAGCGTCCACAGGTCGGTTTTGTCCTCTGCAGCGTAAAACCGCTGCGGACCGGCATAGGTTTTCACCTTGCCGGTAAAGCCGTCCACGGCTTCCACGTCAAACGGAATGTAGAGGTCAACCGCATCCGCTCCGGCAAGGCCGCTCTCGCGCACGTTAACCGCCTTAGACGCTTGCAGCATCACGCCACGAAGTACGGTCACATACAGCTTTTGCGTTTCCTGAAACGTCTCCTTGTCGGTTTCTTTGACCGGATTGTAGACCGTTACAGTGTGGGGAGCGTACATGATCCGCACCCCCTCCCTCGGTACAGCAAGCCAGTATGGGCGAGATACTCCATGCAGGTCTCTGCGAGCAGCTTTCTTGCCCCATCCGTAGCGTTCAGCGCAGAAACGGCAGATTCGCCGCCGGTCGCCAGTGTGCGGGAATAACCGCCCACCGTCTCGCTTTTGACTTCTGCGTCATTAGCGGCAGCAGTCGCAAGGTTCTTCATTGCAAGCGCCTGTGCGGCTTCGATAACCGCGTACTTGTCAACCAGCGCACAGCAGCACATCTTTACCGCATCCAGATCCGCGTTGTCCTTGGCTCGGTTCTGCGTGAAATAATCGAGGAAGGAGCTGGCCCGGACAGCCAGACGCGGAAAATCTCCACTGCTTACAGTGCCCATATAGACACCGGAGTAGTATGTGTAATCAGCGTATGTCAATTGGGTCAGCTCCTTTCAAATCAGCCAGAAACAGTGACAGTGGCAGTGCCGGTCTTTGTGCCGTCCTGCTTGGACTTGGCGGTAACGGTAATACTGCCCTTGGTTTCTGTAGCGGAGACAGTCAGGACACCCTCATCGCTGATCTTGCTCTTCGCACCATCCTGAGACCATTCAACCTCGCCGTTGATGATGCCCTCACCGTCAACCTTGGCGGTAAACAGCTTGCTCTCGCCCTTCTTTACAGTGGCGGTAGCAGGGGACACAGCAACGGTGGAAATAGCACCGCCCTTGCCGTAAACGGAGAACGGGAACGGATTTGTCTTTTCTGCATTGTACGCGTTGATGGGGTTTGCGATCTCCCAGCCGAGACGCATGACGGCACGAAGCGCGACCATATCGTTCTGCATGAGGTTGTAAACGATTTCCTTCGTGGCGGGGTCCTGGATAACGCCCTCGGTGAACACCTTGAAGGTCATATCCTGGCGGATGGCATAGACGAGCTGGCTCCAATCGCCGACGATCATCTGTGCTTGCGCAGGGTCGAACGCGCCGTTCATGGGGAAGTACATGTCCATGCCGTCGAGGCCGTAGCGGGTAGCGCCCTGCATATCGGTCTTGAAAATAGGCTGACCGGTGGTGTCTTTCAGCCCACGGAGCTTGCCGCGCATCTGAATAGCGGACATCACGCCGTTGGGATTGAAGCCGTCCAGCTCGACCTTGGAGATCAGACCACCCTCGTCCATGATGTCGGCGTAAATGTCAGAGCTGACAGGAACACCATTTCCCGCAGCAATAGCAGAGGGCACAATGCCATCACGCCAGGTGCTGGGCTTATTCTTGCCAAACAGCATAGCGCCGTCAATGACATTGCCGAAAGCCTCGGTCAGGCGGGGCTTGACCTCGCCCCAAATGTCATAGCCCGCATCATCGAGAGCAGCCTCGGGGATGGGGACGATAACAGCGATCTCCTCGGCGTACAGCTTCTTCTTGTCCCACGCCATCTTGGTGGTCTGCTTGAATGCCTCACCGGCGCCGCCGTCAGTGGCTTCGCCGTTGACGAAATACGCGGAGGGAAGCGCGTCGAGCACATTGATGGTCTGCGTCTTGCTGGACATATTCGCCAGTCTGCGGCCCATGCGCAGAACGGCAGATTCAGCGATAGCGCCCTGCATGATCTCGCGGGTTACGGGTTCCGGGATCAGGCCAGAAAGTGCGGAACGATCAATACTTGCCATGTTATATTCTCCTTTTTGTTACTTGAGTGCGCCGCGAATCAGATTGTTCATCGCGGCATTGGTGTCAGTTTTCTTTTCACCGCCGCCAACGGCAGCGGACCAGTCAATTTTTACGCCATCCTGAAACGCGGACGGATCGGCGCTGACTTGTTCCTCGTGCCATTTGTCAAACCCATCAAGCGCGCCGTCTTTGATCTCAAGATGCTTTGCTTTCAGGTCTGCCAAATACGCCTTCTCGGCAGCTTTAGAGCTAAACTTCACGCCTTTCTCAGAAAGCGTTTTACGGATAACGTCTGCGTAGTCATAATCGGCAATCTTGGACTTGTAGCCCTCGATCTCCTTTTTGAGTGCGTCCGTTTCCGCGTTGCCGTTTGCTAAAAACTGCTTGTTTTTTTCCACTTCCGCGTCCAGCTTGCTCTGAACAGTCGAAAGCGCCTTTGTGATTCGCCTGTCGAACTCCGCCTTATAGGTGGGGTCAGCCAGTATTTCATCAAAAGTCTTAATTTCGTCTGCCATTTTTTATTCTCCTTTATTCCACAGCGTCATTCCCCACTGCGTATTACAACAAAAGAGCCAACCACCGAGAAAACCTCAGTCGTTGGCTCCTATTGCCCTTTCCCGTGCCCAATTACGCGGGAGTTGAATATTTGATTGTTTTCTTAACCTCTAACACGATGTACCCGTCACCCTTGCGCCGGATCTCCGCGTCATTGCCGCGCCGGATAATAGCCTCGATGGCCTGCATCAGTTTATCATCCATTAGCCTACCCCGATTTCTTTCAAATATGCTTCATACTCATAGGGGACGCCAATGTCATAATTCTTGTAGTAATGCAGGAACTCATACGGAAAGGTGAATTTACCGTCCCAAAACATACCTGCGTGAAGTTCTTCGCCAGTAAACATATCAAAACTGGGCAGCGATGTCAGCCCGGCATCGATGGAGGAAATGTGGCTTAAAATCGCTTCTTTGGGGATACTGTTTTTGTATTTCTTATAGTCTTCAAAATTCTCAATAGAATTCTTGTATGGCAATCCTTTAAAAAAACCGAAATCCATGTCACTTTCTCCTTCCTCTTTGATTTGGGGTAAACGTCAAAATATTTCCTTCCCCATGCGTTCCTACTTTCAGTACGCCAGCACCGGAAATAAAAAGCACATCGTCTGGGGCTTTTACTTCAACGCCAAGTGCATTTGCCAGCTCTTCTGCAAAGCAATAATCGTTTTCCATGCGTGCGCCTGTGCTACAAGATAGCAAACGAACTTTCTGGCCGTTCCACCCCTTACTATGCCGAATGACTGCGGCAAGTAAGCGCGGTGACATATTGAGTTCTTTTGTGCCAAATCCGACTGCCGTCTGGCTTCCGTGCATAGCGACGTCAAAATACGTTTTAAGAGTTTTTACCCTTTTAACGTTTTCATTCAGCGGGTCACCGTCCGGGAAGCAAGCAAAGCCATTTTCCAGCTTTATTGTACGTCTTTTCACAATAGAATTCAAGTTATCTCTTGCGTCTGCGCCGAAAAACTCGAGAGTGTCGCTATCGTCTTTAGCGTTAGACGCTGCCACTTCCGCCCGATGCGTTTTCATGGCATTTGCCATTTTTAACGTTGCGTCATCCGTGAAATAGACGCGCATCCGCTCCGGTTGCTCCGGCAGGCCAGCTTCCGCGCTGAACGCCTTGTATTTAGCGTTTAACCGCCGTAGCCGTATGTTTACCGCAGTCTCGTCTTCATGCAATCCTGCGGCCTTGTAGGCGGCTTTTTCACGCTTTAGCTTTCTAACCGTACGCTCAATACGGCGCTGCATTTGGGTTGCCTCGTATGCAGTGTAATCCTTGCCATCAAACGTGCATCCGTGGTCATCATCGATATGTTCCAACTGTTCATCCGTGTAAGTGCGCTCGGACACGCCCTCAACCCACGGGAACCGCCTGTGGCGGCAGTTGGCCCCTTCCAGACCGTCAACAGCACCCAGGCCGCAAACGTCATAAATGCTCGGGTAAATGTCCCCAGTACGGACGCTGTAAACACGGCCTTGCCAATCCTTATGCGATGACCATGGTGACGGTCCCGGCTTATCTCGTGCGCCAACATGGGCAGAAACTTCAAAATAGGGTGTATCCAGATATTCTGCGGATTGCTCCGTATACTTGGCGCAGATCTGAGATACGCCGGTCACTACAGCTCTTCTCACGGCAACGTCCACATGATCACGATAGCCGCTTTCATAGTCAACCACCTTCAAGCCACTGTCCGCAAGTTCCTTTACAGCCATTTTGATTGCCTGGTTGTAGTTGATTGCGCCGCTCTGCACCTGCAATGCTGCGCTATCAAGCGCCCATTGGTACGCTTTGGCAGGTGGGAGCATCGTACGCCCAGCGTCCACCAGGAACCCCATAGATGCGGTCAGATTGTGGAAGGTTTCAAGCGTCTGCGTCCTGATTGCTGCCACTTCCGCAGCGTCAACCAGTGTCTCAGGCTGGGTGATATGCGCAAGGTCAATCATATCGGTGTAATACTGTTGGTTCCTTGCGACCACATCGCCCAGCAACTTGTCCAGCTTATTTTTGCTGATGCCGGAAGTCTCGCGGATTGCTTTCTTGATTTCCTTTAGGTCGATGCCGTGGGACCGCAACGCCCGGATGTCCTGCACCGTTACCTCGTTCAGTCCATCCGCAGCATTCAGCCGGGAGCAGATTTCATCCAGCAATACGAGTTCAAGTGCCCGGAACAGTTCTGCCAGAGCCTCTGGGAGCGCATCAAGTAGTTCCGGGGTAAATGGATACCGGCTCATTTTTCACAACCCCAAAAGTCCCAGTATTTTCTCCAAATCCCATTACTCGACCTCCGTTTCTTCCTCGGTCACCATGTCCTGTGCCTTTGGCAGCGCTGCCTTTGCGGTTGCTTCGTCCTCGTTCATGTATTTTGCCCGGAATTCCCAGGCGTTCATAATCCCTGCGTTGAGCATTTGCAGGTCGCGGGCAAATTCACTCTGCTTGTCCTCAATGATGGAATCATCAAAATCAATGCTGATTTCAACATTTTCATCAAGCCCTGCACCCAGCGCCTTATTACCGAGCCGCAGAAGGACCCTGCAAAGCTCAACCAGAGCACTTTCCAAAATGACTTCATGCTTTTTGATCGTGCGGAACATGGTACTATTCTCGCTGATTACCTGCGTGGCCGTTGCCATGCTGCCGCCATCGAATCGATAATAGGTTTCACCGAACCCGCATTTTCTGGAAAGCATATTGAGCTGGTCTTGCAGGCCGACATTCAGCGCAGCCGTCCGAAGTTCCGGTGCAACGGTCTCAACAACGCTCCCCTGCTGTGTATCTTCCGGGAGAAGGTAAAACCGCCTGTCATTGTCATCCAGTGTCGGTTCACCGTCTTCATACTTTGTCGCTGGCATTTTGACCATCATCATCATGGGACCGTTTTCAAACTCATTGACGTAGCAATCATACGCAGTATCAACGCCGCGAAGGACATCAATAGAATTTGCAAAAACGGAAATGCCAACAGGCAGAAGATAATTAAAGTTGTTTGCAATGTTTGGCTTGTCAATTACAAACTGCCGTTTATTGCTTCCGGTGTATACCACGGGGGGAATGTGCTCAAAACCGGAAACATTCTTCAAATCTTCATCAGACAGCTGTTCGTTCTGGTATCGGTAAATTCGGTTTTCGATTACATACGTCCCATCATTCGCTCTGCGGTGGATCTGGAAATACACATAATCCTTTCCGTCTCGTGTAACTCTGGAAGTAAAAGCGCAATCATAAATAAAGCCGTTCTGCCATGCAAGTGGGTAAATGTCATGCATCGTGGCATAATCAATCGCAATGCTGGACGCGTCACCGGGGATGATGTCTCCGGAATCCGTCACGCCCTGCCCCGTCACGCGGGGGATATATGCCACCGTCCCCAGTGCGGATTTCATCTCCTGCATCTCATTAGCTTTGACGGTGAAATTGTTTTCCGCCAAAACGCGATCGATGAAATCCTGTTCCTTTTTGCCCTCAAGCGTGATCTTGACTTTTTCGTTCATGAGCAGGTTCGCCCAGTCCTCGCAGACCTTTTTCCCCATGCTGAGCGTTGCTCTATTGTGTTTAGTCCACTTGTGGCCGTTATATCTGCGGTACTGGTGGAATCCCTTCACTTTACCAACGTACCACGATTCCCACAGATCAACTTGCCCATAAAACTCTTCAGGGATCGTTGTATAGCCAAGCTCTTTTAACTTTTGGATAACTGCACTGCTCATGCAATAACTCCCATTCTGCGGCTGACAGGCTCCAACGCATACCGAGTCGCGTCAATCAGGTGGTTGTTCGCATCTGGGTATCCGCTGATAATGTCACCGTCTTTGTTTCGTTCGTATTCGTATCCAACAAATTCATCGTAAGCGTGCGGTGTGCGTCGCCTATCAATAACAATCGTTCTCCGCTGCAAAAACTTCATGCCATATTCCACAGAGCCGGGGCCTTTGACCGCTTCATACGCAGGTAGCCCCATTGCGCGGAGATCAGCAACGCTCTTCGGCTCGGCGCTGTCGCAGATCGTCCTAATGTTGTTATATCCGCGCTGCTTAATCATGGTCGCGCTTTGCTCGTTGGATAATTTGTTTTGGTAAATCTCGTCCAGCAGATAGATGGTCTCTCGCGCCCGATCATAATGCAGCCGGATAAAAGCAAACGGGTCTGGAAACCAGCCGAAATCAACGCCCTGATAGATGCGGTCAAAACTCTTGACTTCTTCATCGGTAATCTCCCGCAGTTCCAGCTTGTCAAACACATTTCCGCCGGTCCCTACCGGGATACCGAGATACTCGTGCTGATATGCTCGCTCGTCCGTCTCTTTCAGGTGTTCCGCTTCTGCAAGAAACTGTTCTCCCAACCACTCCGGCGGTGCTTGCAGATATGTTGATTTGTGGCACAGCCGGTCAGCGCGTTCTTCTAAGCTGTCCTTGTTCGCCCAGTTATCGCGCGAGATCGGCGGGTTATAGCTCTCAAAATTCCAAAACACCGAGCCACCGCGCATGGTGGACTGTAAAATAGTTCGGATTTCCGCACGTCCGGCAAACTGGTCTTTTTCTTCAAAGTGCGTCACGGCGATATAGCCAAACGGGACTTTGATAGACTTGATCTTCATCGGGTCATCAGCGCCGCGAAACATAATCTTCTGGCCTGTCGGCTTATAGATCAGCTCCATCGGGGATACTTTCGCTTCCCAATACGCCGCCATGCCCAGCTCGCCGATTGCCCAGATGTACTGGGCATAAACGCTATCGCGGATTGTATTTGCCACCTTGCGCAACACAAGCGCATGCGTTCCCGGATTGCCAACCAGCAGAAGCGGAACGATAATTGATACTGTGGAGGATTTCAGCGAGCCGCGCCCACCGCTGAAATCGTAGTGCGTGTGACCATGATGGAAAATGTCATGCGCAATGTCATAAAACGCAGGGCCGATCTTTTCTGACAAGAAAATATCAGACATCGATAATCACCTTAACGACGGAATCGGTGCTGGAATTATCTTGCTTATCAAACACGCCTGTATGCTTTGCAAGCATCTCAAGGGCCTTTAGCTTATTCGCATATTTCAGGTCGCTTTCCGTGCAATCAGACGCAGGTTTTTCTGCGATTTCTTTGAGCTTTTCAATCACATAATCCTGCGTTACTTCCGTCCGTTTCTGCCTTTCCGCCTTTGCTTTTTGAATAGCAGCCGAAACGTTACTATTCGTAACCAACTGCCTACCCTTCTCGGCGTTCTTATACCCTGCTCTTGCGGCTGCCTGAGTGGCATTTAAATCCACAAGATATTCTTGCACAAATCGTTCTTGCTTTGCTGTTAATGCCACTCATCACCACCTCATTGCATTACTATCTTATCGTCAACCTTTGTGAGCCATAATCTTCATGCGGTGCTCGTTGAGCTTTGCTCTTTGCTTACCAGCCTCGCGGCGATTGGAAAACATTAAATTACGGCGTTCTTTACGACCTGGATTCTTCTTCAGGGTAATTCCTCCTAAATTTTTTGCTACCGGCCCCCGCCCCTTGGCCTTACATAGCAGACTTTACCCGCCCCAAAGGGCAAACACATCTTGCGTGTCCGGCTCTCCCCGAGCCAAACATGGTACGCAAGATCTTTTTTATCGGCTCCCGGCTGCGCTGTGTCTTCCTACCAGCCATCAGGAACTTGGCAATTATACCAGCCGCCTGATACTTAGCTTTTTACGCTTCCTCGCCCGCTGGTCGGGATGGTACGGCATTGCAGTCCTGCCCTACTTTAGCGCTTCGGGGAAAGTCCCCGTCACTCACTGTGGTCTCCCCTTACGGGGCACCTATGCCGTGAATGTCCCTCCTGGGACACATCGTTGAGAGGTGCGGAGGGTCCTGTTCCAAACCGGAATTGCACCGGGGCATCAAGGGCAAGTACCAGTTGCCGGAGACGAGCTGCTTTTACAGGCCGCAGCTTATATATTCTTGGAGCGAGGACGCATCACCCGAAACGCTCCCCGCCATGGTGCAGACGGCTGGGCTTGAACCAGCGCATACCTCCTGGCGTGGTGCTCTACCTTCTGAGCTACGTCTGCATACCCCCGGCATCCGCCGGGGTCAGGAGGAAAGAAAGGATGGATGGAAAGAATGAGGATACGGATATAACCCCGCACCCTCATTCTGACACATATTTTTCTATGCTTGCCCCGAATCAGGGGCAAAGACCAATTTTTTTTGCGATACTATAAAGGTTTACTCTCTCGCTCGCCCTCGTCCCATGCAAGCTCATCCAAGCTGACGTGGTAATGATTCGCTATCAGCTTCAATTGGCTGAGAGCCGGTTCGTTCTCCCCGGTTTCGTACTTCCGTAGCGTATCATGCCCGATCCCAATCAGCTCCGCTTTCACTCTCATGCTTTTAGCAGGCCGCTCAGATTCTCTCAATTTGCGCAGCCGTTCCGGGAATGTACTCACATAACCACCTCACATAGCCGGAAATTCTCTACCACGGGTCCTCCCGCCGTTTCCGTCCGCACACTAACAAACCGGCCCTTTGGGTGGATGTAAATTACCTCTCCGCGCCGGAACGGATACAGCTGCTCATACGTCGGGTGCTGCCGTTCCAGCTGCGACGGTATGGACTTAAATCTGGCCAGAACCACCTGTCCAAGTTTCATGATTCCTCCATTTCCAGCAGCTTCACCAGGTCCCAGAACTTCCGCGCGTCCAGCCCGGTTTCCGTCTTGATTTTGCCCAACCGATAGATCACGCTGTTGTGGTGGATGTCCATCTCCTTTGCGGTTTTCACGCAATTCATATCATTCTTCGCGTAGATGCGCAGGAGTGATATATCTTCCTTCTGCATAGTTACCTCCCATATCGGATCTTTTTCAGGCCGGGGTATCTGGCCTGGAAGGAAATCAGCTCCGCCTTCCCGTTGATAATCTGCGCCAGCACTCGGTCCATGTGTTCCTGCCGGACGTCCGCCTCCGGGTTCCGGCAGTCCAGGGCCGGTTTGTACTCCCGCTGAATGGCAACCCAGTTATGGGTGATCCGCATGATCCGATCGTAGCCCCAGCCCTCCGTCTGGTGGAGAGCCATCTGAAGGGTATCCATAGCGAATTGCATCGCCATCGCCGCCCCGGCGTTGAAGGTGGCATCCAGCTCCGCCTCCCGCCGTTGCAAATACCCAGACTGTTTAGCCATCCCCGCCATCCTTTCTCTCGCCAAGGCTGCAAAAGAATGTCCTTGTGTCCTTATCAAATGGCAAAAACACGATGTTTGTTTTGGGGCAAAATGCGTATATATCTTTTCGGTTCCACACGCACAAGTGCTTGCAGTCCTTGCACCGCACCACCGGCACGGCAGCATCTTCCGTTAGAGCAAGATAGGCGAGAGCAAGGGGCCGACTATGATGCAATAGTTCATCTTCGTCCATGTATTGTGCGACATGTTCGATGGTTGCAATAGCTTCTTGTTTCAAATCAACGTCGCCAAGATCATTTGTATAGTGCATCAGTTTTTCTCTAAGCCCCATTGTCAGCACCTCCGTCCTTTCTATCGCCATAGGAGCAGAAGTCCTCCGGTTTGCGGCTCTGCCACGCCTCTGGATGCACGTTGCCGTCCGAGTAGATTTTCAGGCATACGCCAAAATCACAGTGTACACAGTCCTTGCACCGCGTCACGACCTCCGGAAAGGCCGTACTGTCCCGCAGCTTTTTCGCCACGAAGGTTGCCCCACAGTTCTCGGCAAAGGCAGCGGCCGTATCGCCGTCAATTAGCCGCATCGGTGTCACCTCCGTCCATCTTGGCCCCCTCAATCTCAAGCGCACGTTCACGAAGGTCTCCGAATCCGTACTCATCCTGCCAGCCCAGCTCCGCAGAGGCTTTTTGGCAACTCTCACATAGATAACACGTCCACGGAGTTCCATCAAAAACACAACTGCGTTCCATCATAGTCCCTCGGCAAAATTTTCGCCCACACCCAAAGCAAACATGGTCAACCCTCGTTTTGACAACTTTTCTTCCGGCAATATCCATGTGTTATCCTCCGTCATGCACCGTTGTGTACTTCCAAATCAGCGTGTTCAACTTTCTCAGCCCCTCCATGGTGATTAGGTCCTGCGCGCACAGCTCGTCCCGCAGGCGCTCCAGCGCTTCGATTGGGGCCACGTCAGCGGCGGGGATGCTATCCGCAAGCATAGCCGCCGCGCTACCCCACATTGGAATATCTTTCACCGCCTCGATAAATTCATCGCGATTAATGCATTCATCCATTGTCAGCCCTCCTGTTCCACGCTTCGATTTTGTTTGCCCTAATCACAAAACCAGAAAGAACGCACCCGTTATACCAATGCTTCCATTCTCCGCAGTTTGGAGTTCTTATGATCTCACCCATCGGCTTAGCTTCCGCCCCGCAGAACGGGCATGGTTTTAGGTCATTCATCCTTCTTCGCCCCCAATACTTTCTCCGCCTCTTCGCTTACCGCAGTAATTCTCCCCTGTTTTACCAGATCACAGAACACATTGTAATCCATGTGAAACACGATTCCGCAACTGCTGCAATAGCGAATTGCAAGCTCTACATCCTTCATAAGTCGCGGACTGTCGATGTTTTCCTTGCATAGCAAAGTGCGCCCACTGGTAAATGGCAGCACCACCAGCCGCCCTTCCTTGTCGGCTTTGACCAACTGGCGGAATCTGTCCAGCGCCTCACTGGCTTTTTGGTTTTCAATTAAATCCTGAAGAAACACCACATAAGATTGAAACGCTTCTGGCGTCATGCCCGTGTCTAAATACTGACGCAGCAGCGGGCAGTGCGCCGCCGGGACCGCCGTGCAGAACCCGCCGACCTCAGTACAGTTCCCGTTATCCTCATGCCTAAAGTGGCAACGCAGGCAATTAACATTTCCCATCACATTCCCTCAGTCCTTTCAAACCTGATCTTCATTTGTGCGGGGCACAGGTCCACCTCCGGTCTGCGCTTGCCTGTCCATCGGAGGCCGCCAGCTTGCCCGATGCACTTCCACCCGGCAGCCCGCAGGCTGGCCCCGTTTTCCGTGTCCAGAATATAGGTCACAAGCCGTTTATAGCCCATGGCCCGTGCCGCCCTCCACGCCGCCGCATACAGCATAGAGCAGGCGTTGCGAGTTCCGTCTGTGCAAAGCCGGTTGACCTCCAACGTCCAACCATCGTCCAGATGACGGGCCACCGGGCGCCCCACAATGGCAACCCCTACGATTTTCTCGCCATCGGACAGCCCAATGGAAAACTTATGCCCCACCACAGGCCCGTGGTGTCGGTGGTACTGCTCAACGTAGGCATTGGCTTCTCGCAGTGTCATGGGGCAGATTTCAAGCATTTTCCACCTCCGGCGGCTCCGGTCTTTTTAGCTCAAAGTGACTATATGGCATAACACACAGTTTCTTGGAATCGCAGTCAGCCATGCCGCTTACGATGCCCTTGCAATGAGCGCAATACTGGCACATCCGCGTCTTTCCGGCTTTTCTGACGTCCGCAATTATCGACATAACATAGTTGCGTTCAAGCATCAGTTGTCTATTCTGCCCCCGTAGATTCTCGATCTCTTTTGCCTGCGCATCAATGATGCTGCACTCATACGCTGACGGCACCCATTGCGTAGGGAAGTCCGAGCTGTCCACCTGCGGAATCATGTGTTTCCATCCACTGTCACCTGTCAGCGCCTCTACAATGTGATCAGCTTTCATAATTCTACCTCCTCCACCGGCATCCGTTA